TATATGAATCAAAGTCCTTTGAACCATGAAATTCTCCAGACTTTAGAGGATAGAGTTCTCCCCATTTTTCTCCTAGGCTACGATAACTAGGATTGCCAGTTGAACCACCCACCATCATCTGTATAACCTCTACACCCGGATTACTATGTTCTTGAACATATTCATGAGGATGGATGAAGTAGAGTTCGTTTTGAAAGTTTTTGTGTTTAAAAATAGAAAAGGAACTTGCATCATCTGTTAAAAAAACTTTATGATCAAAACGTGGCATGAAAGGCATACCAACATCTATCCACCAATTCATAAACTCTTCAAGAGTATTCCATGTATCAGGAATTTCTAATTTGTTAAAGAATTTTTCTGCACTAATTTTCATCTTATGATGCTCTTGGTGGTTTAGATGGCCAACGAATGTCTTTAAGATTTTCAGTTGTTTTGGGAAGATCTCGCAGTGCTTGTCTATATTTGATCCACGCCTTTTTTTCCAAATCAGTCATAGTTTCTTGAACGTCTGGTAACTGAGACCAATCACTTTCTAAAAGAAGCTTGTTTCTTCTTGTTCTAAGTTCGTTAATACGAAACATTTTTTCTTGTTTGGACATGGGCACTAGTTCAAATTGGTGCTCAAGAACCCCATTAACAATTTTTGGTATGCCTACTTTCCATACCATGCCAGCTGGAGGAATATTTTTATATTCTGGCTCTGGCATAGAAACGTAGTTGTATTTTGCAAGTTGTTCCTCGGAAGGATCTATAGGTAAAGAAATTGAGGGAAACTTCTTTCTCAATTCTTGAAAGTTGATTGGTGCGCTTATGGGCGCACCATCTTTGTTTACTTCTACAAATAACATAACGTATTACTTTTTGTTGATGGGAGTCCTATCACCCAACCATGCCCAGCTAGGTTTGAAAACTTGGCGAACATCCATAGCTAGATTGCAGAAATTATGTAAGCGCTCTTCTTTATCCTCGAGAAAAGGTGCAACTAGTCCTGAGTTTGTTGCCATAAAAGATCTTAATGCTACCTCATAATTATGTTCAACCTGATTGTCTCTAAATAATCTATAAATTGGAGCATAGGTTAGTTTAGGAAGATACTGCATAGTAGATACATCAATCATTGGTTTCTTCATTAACGCTGCTGCAATACCAATCTCAGAATTAGCAGTAGTGTAAATTTGTGTTGCATTTTTAAGATAAGATATTCCCGATTCTGCTGGGTCTATAATTCTACCATATCCATATCTACGAGCTATAATGCGTAGGCCTTCATCAGTAAAAACGGGATGAGGCTTAATTAGTATCTCTTCGTCTTCAAAAAGAATTTTGTCTAACTTATTGTGATCAACTATATGAAGAAGATTAGATCCAGGATAAAACGCAATTTTCTTTGCTTGTGGCATACTCATTTCTGAATTCAAAATATACTTGTCATCTATCATTTGATGCAAGGGTTTTACCATCTCATGCAAATATTTAGAATTTTCTACGCTAAACTGTAAAATTCTTGCGTTAACTTCCTCGTTCATCGAGGCACAATACAAACCACCAAAGATATCGTAGTATGTAAATTCTTGAAAATATTCGTGTTGTATGGGAGATATGTCGAAAGATATAGGTAAAGGAGCAATCTTTCTAAACAATTGCTCGATTCCTATTGCGGTTTCTGTTTTTGGTGATCTAGTATTTGGACCAATTCTTTTTTCATCAGTTCCATTATTTTCCAATGATATAACTGCTACTGGTTTCATAATAAAGCCTCATCACTTTAGGAAGTTTCATTAAATGTATTTCTGCTTGTTGTAAACTCGGTGGTTGTTGCTGCGCTAGTATCAAAGCTTGTTGTAGTAGAACCAGACGTGCTTCTACTAGTCAATACAGGCTCAACATATGATATATATGACGTTAAAGTAGATCTGTTCGTGAGACGACTATAATTTGTATTAGCAATAGTCGAACCACTTGTAGAATATGTTGTTGTGGTACTTCTAGAAGTGGAAAAAGTTGTCGCGGTTAACCTTGAAGTTTGCCCAAAAGTAGCAAAGGTTGTTGTTGTGGATTTAGACGTTGTTCTGCTTTGTGGTACAATTGTATTACCCAAAAGGGTATCAAAAGTTGTTGTGGTATTTCTAGAAGTTGATCTATTTGTGCTTCTACTTGTTGATATAATAGTGTTCCAACTAGTTGAAGTATTTCCACTGGTTGTTGTTGATGTAGTTCTGCTTGTGGGCTGAGAAGTATTAAAGCTCGTAGTGTAACTAGTAACTACAGTATATCCTCCAGCATCAACAGTATTTTTTGATGTAGTCCTTGATGTAACAAAACTTGTTGTCCAATTAGTAGTGTAGCTTGTCGAAAAACTTGTTAAGGTGCTTCTGCTAGTCAAAGGACCAGTAGTATCCCAAATGGTAGTCCAATTTGTTGTATAACTAGTAACAGTGCTACCAGATGTTGACGCATAAGTTGGTAATGTTGTGCTCCAATTTGTTGTATAGGAAGTTGTGGTGGAACCACTAGTATTACCAAGATTAGTTGACCAACTAGTTGTAGTATTTCCAGAAGTATTGTAAGAAGTTGTAGTTACATTACTTGTGTTAAAAGTAGTTGTTTTATTCGTCAGTACAGACCAAATTGTTGTCCAACTAGTTGTAGTATTTCCAGAAGTAGCATAACCTACTCCTGTTAGCCATTCAGTGGTAAAACCAGTTGTGGTTGAACGACTTGTACCAAAAGTAGTGGTAGTTAAGCCTGAAGTAGTTACATCAGTTGCATAATTGGTTACAAAAGAGCCAGAACCAAGTAAAAGATCTTCATTTCCAGGCATTAGATATCCTTAAACAGAATGGGTTTGAACTTTGGCTGCACGCCAATTAGTCCCGTCTGCAATTTGAGCAACAATTAAATCTAATGTGGTTCCTGTTCCTAAAGTTGGGGCTATACCTCCATTCCATTTCCATGATGATGGCCATGTTATGTTATATGTTCCTCCACCTACTATGTGAATAGAAACAGTTGTAGCTGCACCAGAAACAAGATTTGTTAAAATTATAGAAATATCGGCACTAGGTACGATATAAAAAACATTAGAGAGACTTAAATCTAAAGTAACAGTTCCTGAAACACCAACATGATTAATTCTAGCTAAACTATAAGAAGTAAGTTCAAGCCTTCCTGTTAAAGTATCGCCCGCTACGTCTAATTTACTAGTTAAACTTGAAGATATGCCACTTATACTAGAATTAATAGTGTCAATATCTCCTTCAATGCTTGAAATAGAAGAACCTAGTGTACTTAATTCTGTATTAATACCAATAAAGTTTCCATCTACCTCATCCTTAGTAAGCGGCGCACCCTTATTTACCGTTGTTGGGTTAACCGCAGGAGTAGACGATTTTCTGTAGACAATATTTGCCATCTAAAGCCTCTAGTTTTTCTTTTATTTAGTTTTGGCGACTAACGCTTGGAGATATTCTTTTATATCGTTAATATCCGAAGCTAACTCATTAACTTTTTTTTCTAATGAGTTAAATCTTCGGTTTTGATCTTTTTTCTTTTTGTACAGCGCGAGCGCGGCGTTATCTTTGTTTATAATAGCGCCGCTCTCGTCTCTATACAATCCAGGAATGTCTGTGCTTTTCATAGTTGTAGTGCTATAGCCTGTAGATCTGTCACTCTAGGAACTATTGCAATATCAGAACCTGTGAGTGCTATCTTAATCATAAACTGACGAATTCCGATATATTCGTAACCGTCTTTCTTATATATGATACCATCAACTGGGTCTATTCCTGGGGAATATTCATCTACTAACGCTGCAGCCGCTGCGTCATATGCAGGTACTTTAAAAGATAGCTCAACGAAGTCATACTTGTTTGCTGCAGAAGAATTGATGTTTGAAATATTTTCTAATTCAAACCATTTTTTCTGGGTAATGGGTTGGTAGTCCTCGTTATTAGCCACTTTAGCCCATACTCTAACATTCGTATTTGGTGGAATGTAAGCAGTCAATCTTACTTGCAAATCTTCTGCATCTTGACCAGAAGCTAACGTAACAATCTTGGAAATGTATTTGTTTAAAATGTTACCACCACTAACGACACTCTCTTCATCAGCTACAGGATCGTTAATTAAATTGCGAACAAAGATCGTGGTTGATAATCCAAGATCGACAACTGGTGACAACCATGAAGTTGTTGTTGACAACAGGGATCTGTTTTGTATGGAAGGAACAAAACCAATTTCTTCTGATGCTGAAAGAACGTGTTGAGCTGAGTTAAATTCATAGTCAGTATCTTGGTTAATAGATTCCCATGTAGCTGCTAGTGTGGTAGAGCCATATGGTGTAGTTTTGAAAGAATGGTCACAAGTTGTTCCTGGCAATACTAGTGTTCTTGGTTTTAAACGGAACAATGCATATTGCTGTGTCTCAAAACTTTCTACAGTAACGGTGGTTGAACTTAGTTCATCAAGATTGGAAATCGAACCTCTAATTACGCAATTAGTAAAGAACTGACCATTACTATTCTTTAAAGCCATATACCCTTTAATCTCATCTAAGTTATTATAGAAAGTATTGTAGCGATAAAGGTTTCCAGTTCCTTGGCTAACACCATTGCTTACAATAGAACCAGTAATATCTTTTAGTGCTATTCCATCTGATTCATATACTTCAATCGTCTGACCAGCCACAAAATTGAATCCTGTAGTGTAATACACACTACCAGATATATCTAAAACAACACCACCTTCTGTTTCTGTTTCTGACTTGATAATGTCACCAACAACAATACCTGGCGAGGGATAGTCTGTTCCAGCAAGACCTGTTATTGTAATTGCTTGGCTACCAATTATTTCTTCGCCAATTCTGCTAAATGACTTATCAGTACCGTTTGACCCGTCAACTACCAAGAACTCATAAGGAGAGTTTCCTGTTAGTAAGGTACCTGTGCTTGTGCTGAAATTTGCTCTGTAAAACTTAATCTTTGGATCAATATCTGGTACAATAGCCCAGTTTAGATTGTTGTTTGTGGTGTAGAACGTACCAGTTAGCTGCCTACCTGTAACTTGTTCTCCTGTACCAAGATCTGTTTCACCCAATCTGGAAATCCAGAGATAGTAGTTAGGATTCAATCCTTCTGTGTGTATAACAAATGCGTATTGGCGATCATGAGCCAAGAAAATTGGAGCTGGGAATTTAACATTGTGTGGAAGAGTACCATCTTCTGAAACTGTAACTTCATCAGAAGTATACCAAACTTCACTAAAAGGCACAGTTGTCCTAGTAATACCACCATCTGCACTCATTTCTCTTATTTCAAACCACACGCCAAGATTTGGATCTTTGGATTGGAAGAACACATCAACCGAAGTTAAGAACAACCCAGCTGTGTTTTCAGGCGCTTCAACTTTAAAAGAATATGCTGTGCAAGAAGGTCCAAATACAGTTGCTCTTCTTGTATTTACATCAGCAACATTAACTACAGTTTCAATATCTTTAAAGACTGTGGTTTTTGTTGACCATGTTTCAGTTATTACTTGGTCACGGTTAATAGTTAATCCATTAGCAACAAAATAAGACTTAGAATAGGAAGTCGCATCGGCATCTGAATTAGTAGGACTATCGGTTACTGAAATCTCTTTCTGCCCAATACGGAAACGCTTACCTGACTCTGGTAATCGTAAATAAAAATTTAGTTCCCCGGACTCTGAAGAAATTAGATTTTTTGTACCTTCTTCAAAATAATAACCATCTCCAAGATCACTATCAGTCCATTGTGTATATGAATCCATGTTTTCATTATCAAAGAAAGCATAAAATCTTGTGTATGGTTTTAGCCCTCGTATGCTAACATTGATAACTTGTGGTCTGATATATGGTATTATTGAAACATCTTTTACGTTGCCATCGCTTGTTGTTACTCTATCTACTTCTGCAGAGGTTACTGTAGTTGTTACATTTCTGCTTGAGGTTGAAGTGGCAGTGCCAGCACCGGCATTTTCAACAATAAAAGATCTTCCAGCGTCATCGAGTTGCCCACTTGCTACAAGCCCGTTAATAGCAGAAATTGCTTCATTCCAAGAAGAATATGTTCCAAGTATATATTCTCCAGCTGTGGAGTTACCCACAGAACCTATTTTAGAAAAACCTGCAAGACCTGTTCTATTTTTCCTCGCTTTCGTGACGCCACCAAATGCTGGGGTGTATGCAGTATTGCTTAAGGTTAAGCCCTTGCTATCGTATGTTACTATATTTTCACTAGAAAAAGACCTATCGCCTGAGGCTCGATGCCATACTTCATATGTAGCACCACCAGTTGATACTACAGATGCATCATTTACAATAGTAGACCATGAACCATAAGTTGTGCTAGTGACTGTGTCAAATGGTCTTCCATCACCAACCATTATTACTGTATCTACTGTTTCAGTATCAACCCAAGTATCAATATCAGGAGACAATGTTGTTAAACCAATCCATCTATAAGAAGTAAATTCGACGTTTCTATAGGTAGTGTATTTGTTTTGCTCTTTGTAGCTTACTTCGTTATAAGGAAGAGTTATTAAACCACCTGTATTAACAACGCCCGAACTAGACAAACGCGAATCTTCAAAATCTAGAGAAAGCGTTTCGAAGAATGGTCTAATAACTTTCTCAACCGAGTCAACAGCAATATGATAATCAGGATCACCAGAAGATCCTAATGAATGATCATTGAACGGATCAACAAAAAATCCATTCTTGAATCTATCAAGACCATTTTCGTCGACAATGAGAAGATCTTTAACATTCTTTTCTAGAGTGTTTAGAGAAGTGTAATACTCTAGATTGTCAACTCGTTGCTTCAAAACACCAATATCGCGCATAGTGAATCGTCTATTAGTAATTCTCTCAGTCATAATACCATTCATATTATTATCTGTAAGAGTTCTAACTAAAGAAGCCGACAATGAAGGATAAGGCGGAATATAAATTCTGGAGATACCCATTACACCAGCTGGAATTCGTGGTGTTACTGGATAGATATCAGGAATTCCATCTACTGTGCTATAATTTCCTTGCGAATCCATAACAAGGACTGCTCTTCTAGCCAAGTATATGGAATAATCAAACTGCATATTCTCATATGTAAAAGGAATTGAGATATGACCAGCTGCTATATCTTGTGCTTCCCAATCATTAGGTATTGTGTCTGTTTCTGATTCCCAAACTTTTGCATTTAGAATAGAAGCAGAATCGGTTGCTGTAACTATTGAAGGACTTGAACGAACTGGTCTAAAGTCAAAACAGTTTTGCAATCTATAGACGTTTCCGTTTGTTGGAGAACGATACAATGGATACTGATATGGATATACCTCGCTTGCGGTTGGTGTGTCACTTATTGGATATGAGTTAGCGTGAAAGAAACCATAGCCTGTTTTGGAGTAGTTATGAGCAAA